ATACTGTAAATCATTCACATTCTTTATTTTACCCTCTTGTATCTTCTTCCAAGCTTTCTCCCAGTTGAGTGTCTTTAAAGGATAAGGCACGGATATTACATCTTTTTTTGCCGCTAACATTTTAAAAATAGACTCTGACTTAAAATCAATATCAGAGTCTATAAATAATAAATGTGTGCTGCCACTTTCCATAAAACTTGAAACACAAAGGTTTCTACCTTGTGTTACTAGTGATGACTTCATGACTTGAAAACAGACTAGAACATCGTTTTTCATGCAATGTTTTTGAAACTCTAAACATGCCTGAAAATAATGCAAAGACACTTCACTATGACATGGGGTTGCTACAAATATAGAAAACTTCTTTGGTTTATTTTTTTTCTCAAGTGTTTTATTTTTTATGTTAAACCAAATTGGTTTACTTGGATCTTGCATTAGTTCACCCATCTATCTATAAGTTTAATTTTATCCTCTGCATCTACTATCTTTTGTAATAATTTATCCACTTCATCAAGATGTTGTGGATGTTCACCAATACCTACAGGACTTTTAAGGTAAATATTGATTGTCTCTTGAGATTCAGCAACTTGTGCTTCATATCTTTTTCTTAGTGCTTTTAACATTTTGTAACGCTCCTTGTAAAAAGCCAGTCCAATGACCAGCTATAGTTTTCCAGTTATAAAAATGATTAAAAAAATTCTGTTGAAATTTTAAATGATTTCTACAACCTTCAGTGTTAATTTGACCTGCTATACCGTCTATGACAGCAGCAAATTGTTTTGCTAGGTTTTCCCAATTTTTATCATAAGGGATATATATTGGAAACTCTGTGCACGTTTCGTATAGTGCTCCGTTGTCCGTTGTTGCTACATACAAACCACATGCTAATGATTCCAAAGCAGAGATACAAAATGTTTCTTCCCAGATATTGGGATAAACAAAAGCATCATAGGTATGTAGGTTTTCTAATATATAATCATTAGGCTTGTAGCCTATATAATTTACATTAGGTAATTTTTTTGCTTGCTCATATAAATCTTTATAAATGTGATCGTTTTCTTTTTTAAAATCATCTCCATAAACTTCAGTGCTACTATAAACATCTAATATTACATTAGGATTATGTACAAGTTGCATTGCCCCTAATAAAACAGACAGACCTCTCCATGGTGTAGGGTGATATATTAATTTTATTTTATCTCTTCTAGGTTCAGGATCTCTTTTTTTTATATCTGGTATACCGTTTTTTATGACGGTGCAACGATGCTCAGGTAAAGAAAAAGTTTTTCTAAACTGCTCATAATTCCAATGACTATTAAATACATAAAAATCATATTGGTCAATTTTATTTTCGTCTTTAAAAAATTCTTGAAAATGTGGTTGATCAGGTGCCATCTTTTGCCAAAGAATATTTATCTTATCTTCAGATAAGGGAACTTTACCTGGCACAGATGTACAAATTTGAAACTTATCCAGTAATTCTTTCGCAACGTATTTTTTTAAAAAATTGTGCTGTAATTCTGTTCCGCCTAATGGATTCATAATAAGTGTATATTACCTGACACAGTTACTCTATATTCATCAGTGTCGTAAAAAGGGTAAACTTGATGAACGTGTTTTGCTTTAAAAAAATATATGCCACCCTCGTACTTTGGGTTTAATGATATATCAACCGACATTGGACGACCAACCCATGGGTCAATGTGTTGAAAACTTAACATACCTACCTTTATATTCTCAGGTTTAGTTTTAGGAAACTTGGTTTTATAGTCTTCACAATCGTATGGAATTTTTACAAAAATTACAAAACTAAAAATACCATCATGTGTATGTAAAGGATTGAATTCATTTTTCTGCTGAAAGTTTACCCAAGTTTTAGCTAAAACAGGGTTACACTTACGGCTTTTAAATAGTTGTGAAAGGTAATGGTGGTAGTCAGCAAATAATTTATTATTACTTATTTGCATGAGGTATTGATTTATTTCAGGATCTTCTTCAGCACGAAGAACATATTCCCTTTCAATGTTACCTGTTAAATCATCATTCATATCTTCTTTCGCTTTATATGCCAAATCACAT